AAAAATAAATCTTGTCGTATTTGAACGTCCTGGAGGACGATTTAAAGGAGCTATTATTGTACAGTCTGAATTACAAGGACAAATTAAAGTTGTATGTGAAGATTTATCCATTGATTATCGAGCTTATTCTTCTATGGAAATGAAAAAATATGCAACAGGAAAAGGTAACGCTGGAAAACCCGCTATGATTGCTGCTGCAAAAACTAAATTAGGTTATCCAAAAGATCAAAATAATGATAATGAATGTGATGCTTTATGGTTATTAGAACTTGCTAAATCTGAATATAAATGAAAGAAATCCAATTAACACAAGGAAAAACTACTTTAGTAGATGATGAAGATTTTGAATGGTTGACTATGTTAAAAACTGACTCGTAAGAGAGACATAAGGCGAGTACTCAGCCTCGCCTTTTTACTTCTAAATTCTAAATTTTCTAATACTTTTAATTATGGAAGAAGTTTTAAAAACAGGGGCGTTTTCCGAATCATTGCGCCGCAACAACAAACAAATTCGGGACGATCGTGCAACTGCTATTGCGGAAGACACTCAATTAATCTACAAACGTGCAATTGAAGACATCGAATTGGGTCTAAAAAGAATGGTGAGAGAACGGGAAAATATGCTTGATCTCTCTCCAACAAATGCTCAAAGTTTGATTCTTGCATCAGACTTTAATTCGACGGATTATGTAACAAAAGAATTACAGATAGCTATGAAAATCCGAAATGAAGAAATCAAATTGGAATTGGCTAAAGAACGTTACACCTATTTATTTGGAGGAATTGTATAATGGGACACGGAAGTTATTCAACCACAGATAGAGGTGTTCGTGCAATGTCTGCTGGATATTATACTAAATCCAGTAATGAAATTTTTGCACATTCCGTTAATGACAAAATGAGTCCTTTTAATATGACGGTACGGGAAGCAAGGGATTCAAAAGATCATCCTGCAACTTTAGCTATTATGTTAGCATTGGATTTAACGGGGTCTATGGGTTCTGTACCGAGCTATTTAATTAAAGATGGGTTACCCACCTTAATGAGCAACATTATCCAGAAAGGACAAAAAGATGCTGCTTTATTGTTTTTAGGGGTAGGAGATCACGAATGTGACAAAGAGCCTTTACAGGTAGGACAATTTGAAGCGTCTGATGCGTTGTTAGATATTTGGCTTACTTCTACTTATCTTGAAGGGGGTGGTGGTGGAAATGAAGGGGAAAGTTATTTGTTAGCTTGGTATGTCGCTGCTTTTAAAACAACGATTGATTGTTTTGAAAAACGCAATCAGAAAGGCTTCCTATTTACCATAGGGGATGAGCCTACATTAAAAAGCGTACCTATTGATAAAATGCAAAAAATAATAGGAGAAGGACAGTTTGAAAACTTTACTGCAAATCAACTATTAGAGAAAGCAAGAGAAAAATATCATGTATATCACATACATGTAAAAGAAACTCGTGCCGGACAAATACATGAAACTGTAAAAGGTTGGAAACAATTAATGGGACAGGATCTATTGACAGTAGAAGCCCATGAAGATATCCCAAATTTAATTGCTGACACAATTAGTAAGGTAATGGGTTCTCATAAAGACAGTAAATTTGCTAACATTTCTGTTAATCCGGCTAAACCTACATTGGATGATGATTTTGTATTATAACCTTTAAAAATAAACGATCATGGGAAATGTTGATTATTCAAACATAGAATGGGGTAAAGTGGATGAAACTCCTGAAAAGGAAGAAGTAGTTAAAGCTCTAGAACCAGAACCGGTTGTACCTAACAAAAACGACATTAAGGTAGATGAAACCACTGAATAATTTGGTGCTTGGATTTGGTAGCCGAACCGGTATGGGAGTGTATAAAATAACCAATACAATAACGAACGACTTTTATATCGGTTTGGCTATTAGTCTTGATAATAGAAAGTGTATTCATTTTTGTTTATTAAGAAAAAATAAACATGGTAATCAATTTTTACAGAATTCTTGGAACAAATATGGGGAGAAGGTTTTTATTTTTGAAATACTTGAAAATGTTGAAATAAAAGAAAATTTGATTATTAGGGAACAATATTGAATGGATATATTATTACCCACATTTAATCATTCAAAAATTGCAGGAAGTCCTTTAGGTGTCAAACATACAGAAAAGTCTAGAAGGAATATGTCAATAGCACAGAAGGATATACCACTTAAAGAAAGAGGACATGTAGAAAATTGTAAATGTGCTTTTTATAACCATAAAGTTGGAAAGGAACATCGTAAATATATACAACGTGAAACAAGGTGTTGTGGCTGTGGCTGTGGTAAATCATTTATCTGTATGATAACATCAAAGAAAAAATTTATTAGTGGGCGCAATAAAGCACAACTTGGCAAAGAAAAATCCATTGAAGCAATTGAAAAGCAAAAACAATCTTTAATGAATTATTACAAAACAGGTGTAAAGCATCCACTACTAGGATTTCATCATAGTCAGGAAACAAAAGATAGAATAAGAAAAAGAAGGCTAATCCCCATATTACAATATGATTTGAATGGTGTTTTAATTAAAGAATGGGATGGGATTATTATTGCTGCAAAAGAATTAAATCTAGACAACACTAATATTGGCTACTGTTTAAAAGGCAAAAGAAAAAGTGTTGGGAATTTTATATGGAAATATAAATCCCGAAATGCCATCCTAACTTAATGATTTGATTATAATTTATGGTGGGCCCACTAGGACTTGAACCTAGGACCAAAGGATTATGAGTTCAATAAATGGCTCTTTTAACCACTTTTAAACAGTTCGACACGATTCTAAATACTCAAAAAATACCTTGTTTTAAGCATTAATCTTCATATAATAAATCCTCTGTTCTTAGAAACACTTTTATTTATTCATTCG